TTCAGGCGGCTGCTTTCCTTCTCCACAGGACTCAGAAGTCATATTCCATCAAGATACAGAGCTTCTGGTCCCGGATCAACGCAGACCAGGCATTCCAGGCACGCGTCACCGCTGGCTCAGTCTTCAGCTTCATCCACGCAAACCCCTGGGAGAAGTTTCTGATTGCCACCGACTGCCCATCCGGGTATTACCAGCAAGTGGAGCAAAGCGACCCCCGCGCTTCCGTTATCTATGGCGGCATGCGCTTTGTTAATTATAAGTGGGCTGACCTGCTCCGCCCATTAACCACCCAGCACCACTGGCAGCGCCTGGTCAAGAAGCTTCTCTTCATCGCAACACATCCTTTCCCACACAAAGCTGCTTGCGGCTGCAATCACGGCATTGGCATGATGTGCCCCATTGGCACCACCCATTGCACCTCAGGTGGCTCAGATCACGACACAGCATCCATCTGCGACTCCGAGGCTCCATCCGTGGAGTCTATCATTAGCGGCTTCAACAGGGAGACCGGTGAGTACCGCGTTGACATCAAGTCTCGCATCTTGGACTGGTTGGCTCGTTCCAACCCACCACCTGTCCCAGTGCTCCCGAGCGCTCCCCCCATGCCTCCTCAGTGCGCCCCTACCACCACCTCTGAGGCGCAGGAAGCCCCGCCCACTCCGAGCGCACCACCGCCTGACACTACACCCACCATTGACATCGTCTGCGCACCCGCGGACCTTGTTACTCCCACCCAATCTAATCAGATTGATTCACCTGATTCAGACCCGGACAGTGACTTGATTGAACCATCACTTATGGGCAAAAAGATTAGTAAATTAACTATTAGTATTACCCAGCGCCAGCCCACAGAAGACCTCTCCAGGATCTTCATATTTTGCAACGACACCTGCAAAAGCCTCAAGGATGAGCAAGTCCTCCTCTGGCTTCAAGAAAACTGTCATTTCGACCGCTGCATTAGCTACATCCAGTACGCAGCGATCTTGAAGATCTATGAAGTCGAGGACTTTGCTTCGCTCCCTGACCAAGTGAAGCAGGGCTTAACTGGCAAACATATGTTTTTTGAGGGCGGTGCCACGCACAAGCAGCTCCACGGAGTTGCCTACAAAGCAGGCGACAACATCTACTGCCTCCCGTATCCCGCCCCAAACATCAAACCTGCCCCTGTTAAGCTGGACTTCGGCTTCAAGAATGCCAAAAACGAGCTGCG